TAACCGGAATATTATTAAATTTACCGAAACCATCCCATGTTTTATTTTCATTCATGTTTGCTGTAGATTTTCCAAGATTAATGTTATCAGTGTCATTGTTTTTTGTAACAGGTTTTACTTGTGCTCCGTCGTTTTTGGAACCACCAAATAAATCGCCAAATATTGATTTTTTTTGTGCACTTCCTGTATCTTGTTTATATTTTATTTCTTTATTTGTGCTGTTGCTTTCAATAGTTTTGTTTGTATCATTAGCTAATGAATTAAAATTTGAATTTGAATTTGAATTTGTATTTGAATTTGTATTTGTATTTGTAGTTTCAGAAAGCTCGTTTAATTCATTTTCTAAGTTTGTAATATCTTCAATATCAATAGAAGAAGCGAATTTTTTGTCGCCTTTATTTTTTTCATTCATTAATAATTCTATACCTCCTCCAAAATTAGCAGATTTTCTTGTTGAACTAATTTCCTCAAAACGACTGTCCTCGTCTGGGTCGTTAATTTTAAATTCGGGCAATACAATATCTTCAATATTTAGAAAATCTGGCTCAATTTCAACAATATTCATATAATCTATTATGTATTAAATAGAAGATTAATTTTTAAATACTCCGCAATATATATTATATAATTTTTAATATATATTATAGTTTATAGTTTATAGTTTATAGTTTATAGTTTATAGTTTTGTTAGTTTGTAAGACTATCTTGTTTATTATCTAAATAATATATTCCTTGAAGTAAACAATCGGCTAAATCGTCTTTCTTTGAATGCTTAACAAAATACGTAAGATCATGCATCATATTTTTATTTTCCAATAATTGTTTACTATATAATATACTTAGTTTCTTTCTCTCGTTATATGAAACCTTTTTCTCTTTTTCTGCAGTCTTATCCTTGTCCTTGTCCTTATTTATAAATGCTTTTAATTTATTTGTTGCCGAAATAAATGCTATATTATGATTATTACAATCAATAAAGTATTGAGCTACCATGCCTTGTATACACTTCATTCTGTTTGCAATAGGGCTTATTTGATTTTCTATAATAATTTGGTCAATGCTAGCAAGGTCATAGTTATTAAATAGCTCATTTAGTTCATTTTTCAAACTAATCCCCAAATCAATGAGATTTACATTATTTGCATTTACATTTTCAATAGCCTCAAAACATGTGGATTTCAAGTAGTCTTCCAAACTACTTATTAGAGATGCTTTATTAATAGGTTTTTCAAGTTTTAAATCGCATTTTTCAACTAGTACAGAGAGATTTGCTACTGATTGTTTATGCAAAGTTTTTACATTGCATAGTGGTAAGCTATACTCAGTTTTTTTGGTGTGATTTTTACAATAAAAAGTATCATTTTTATGAAAACATGCTTGTTTTGTGCATGTTTTTGATGAGCAAGAAATAAACTTATTGCATAGATTTATCACGTCCCATTTAATAATTTTAAAGTCTTGCGATCCATTAACAATACTATTTTTATCTAAATTAGCATTAACATTAGCATTAACATTAGTAACTTCTAAAATAACATAAGCCAAATTTTTAATGCCAATATCAATACTTAAAACTTTCATATTAATAAATTAATTGTTATATTATTAATATAAATTATTTTGTGTTTAGTTTAAAATTAGTGTTACTTATATAATTTATAGTTTATGCTTTATATTGTTTTATTAATTAATGTTAATATGTTAATATGTTATTATTTATTTCAATGTTGCTAAACATATAGAATATTGTAGTCTAGTTATTGTATAGCCAAATAGTATATATAAGAAAAGAATAATACCTGCAAATGTAATATAAGCAGACTTTCCATTAACTACTGCAAACACTACACTGCCAAGACTTAATATAAGTAACCCTAGAAAAAATAGTCCTACTACATAAAAATACATACAAAAATTTTTACCTAATGGCGACATCAAACTATCAAAAAAATTCATTTTATAATAATAAAATATTATTTATAATATTATTATTATATTATTATTATTTATAACATAATTTAATTATTTATACATAATTTTATTATTTTTACATAATTTAATTATTTTTACATAATTTAATTATTTTTACATAATTTTTAATATTATAATATTAAAAATAATGATCACTAATTTGTTAGACTATTAACGTAATGATGCAATGCACATTGAGTAATAAATTCTCATTACATAATACATAAAAATATTACTTAACACATTGAGAAACATCATAAACAACACCAAACCAGATTTCTTATTTAAAAGTGCCATAACCATACCACCGGCGGCTATTAAAGCTAAAAATAAACTAAGCAATCCAAAAAAATAAAATAATGCGCAATAATTTTTACCTAAAGGAGCCATCAAACCATCGAAAAAATTCATTTTATTATAATAATATAATATAATTTTTTATTATATTAAATTATAATTTTTTATTATAGTAAATTATTTATTATTTATTATTTATTATTTATTATTTATTATTTATTATTTATATTTTATTATTTTATTATTTTATTATTTTATTATTTATCAATTAATTGGGTTTTAAAATATATTTGGTAACATGCTTTTGACTGTCTAGCTGCTGCCTACTCAAATACAACTCTTTTAAATCACTTGTTTCGTATCCATACGGCCTTATATTAGATAATGTATGATCAAATATATATGGAGTATGCTTATTTATTTCTAAACTTGTTTTACTATAATACGGACATACACTGCATTCATTACATGAATTCAATTGATTGTTACTTATAATAGCCTCAGCATTGATTTGTAAATAATGCCTATAGTCGGTATTAGTTTTAATATTTTTATTTCTTTTAAGCATTTCATCGTTCAACACCGAAGAATAATAATTGCTAAATAGCCGGCTGTCGTCCATTAAAGGAGGAAAATTCATAGCTATATTATTTGAGCCATTAGCACACAAACCATAACTCATATTATTATTATTATATATAATTAAAATTATTATTATTTATTTATTAATTAAATTTATTGTTAATAAAAAATTTAATTAATTGTTAATTATTTAATAATTTAATTTACGCATTTTGTAAAATTTTTATTAAATCAGCCTTTTTTGTTTTCTGTGCTGTTTCATTATCTATTAAATTTCTTGTTACAGCAATCGTTTTTAAATCGTCTACTTTCATTTTTGAATAATTTTTCCTATTAGTGTTAGTATTATTAGAACTAGCACTGTCTATTACATTGGTGTCTACATTAGTGTCTTGGTCTATATTATTTAAATTAATAATTTTTGAATTAGTGTTTAAATCAATATTAAATGTATCTAAATTTATCGGCAAATTCTTTATAAATGTTTCATCGTCGTTATTCGAAAAAAAAGGCTTATTTAAATCTATTTCCTCAAAATCTCCTAAATCTTTAATATTATTTTCTAATTCGCTTTTGGAAATTGTTAATACTTTGTCATCGTCTTCCTTGCCATCGTCTTCCTTGTCATCGTCATCTTTGCCATCTTCTGCATCATCTTCCTCATCATCTTCATCGTCATCTTCATCATCTTCCTCATCATCGTCATCATCTTCCTCATCATCGTCATCGTCTTCCTCATCATCGTCATCGTCTTCCTCATCATCGTCATCATCTTCTTCGTCTTCCTCATCATCATCATCGTCTTCCTCATCATCATCATCGTCTTCGTCATCGCTTGATACATTTACCTTGCCATCATCATCACGATGAACCAATTCATTATTTACATCAGCACCTCCTACATATTCGGAACATTCATCTTCGGATACACTTATTTTTTCGCCTAAATTGATTTTTTTGATATGTTGACCCTCTTGTTTATTTTTATTAATATATAATGAATTGATGCTCTGCATTTGAATATTATAATTTATAATAAAATTTTGTAGTATTTTTCCATGCTCAATAACACTTCGTTCTAATAAGTTTAATCTGCGATGACTATATAACATTATTGAACCGCATATTAATAATATAATGCCTAATGTTAAGAGGAAACTTGAATCTAGTAATTTATATAAGATTGACATTTATTATTAAAGTTTAACAATATTATTTTAAGTATTGTTTAACGAATAAATATTATTTATTTGTTATTTCATATTTGTTATAATATTTTCAGGATATTCTAAATCTTTGAGGACCTTTAACGCTCCTTTAACATTTGAAATACCCTTTTTGATTTTATAAGTGTATTCAAAATCGTCATTGTGGTCGTTTTTCTTTACTTTCATGAAAAAATTGTTGTTTTGTTTATTTAATTTTTTGCATAATTTATTATAATGAGTTGTTAACATATAATCTATATTGTTCAATTTATTTAAATGATTTAAATAGCCATAAGCACTACTAATTGCTTCGTCGGGATTTGTTCCACTATAGAGCTCGTCAAATACGCAAAAATGCGTTTTATCTTTATTATTCTCAATGAGTTGCAGTATATTTTTACATTGTCGTGCTTCGGCTTGATATAAACTGTCGCGGCCTCCTGTATCAGGAATATTAATATAACAATGTATATAATCATATACTTTTATTGATGCATTATTGAAAAAACCACATCCTATTTGTTGACACAATAATATGTTAAATAATGTTGATTTTAATAGTGTAGTTTTACCCGATGCATTTGGTCCCGTAATAATTATATTTTTATCCAATTTATATGAATTTTTTACAATAGTCTTAGTTTTAACTGAACATGGATCGCTTTTTTCAATAGTTAAAGCCTCAATATTATTTAAATTGGCAAAATAAGAATTGTCAAAATGAGTGGGCTCGCTGTTACTATTATAACTACAATAGTTCATGACTTTAGCGCTAATAAATTGTTGCAGTGTTAGTATATTTTTTATATACCCATTAAAACCAAAGGAGAAATATAAACTATTGATAAAACTATCATTTTTATTTAAATAATAAAAACACTTCATTAATTGGCCTAGCTCAACTACTTTACTCATTGATAAAGAATAAGGCGTTAATCTTCGCAATTGGCACAAATATGAATTAAAAATAGCACTATTGGAAAGTATAAATTCATTAAACTCCTTATAATGATTTAAATTTTTAGAATAATTCAAAAAATTGTCATAGGTCTTCAAAGTTTCTAAAATATATTCTTTTAAATCATATAAAATATTGTGAATATATTTAATATTATAGAAATACTTTATGCATCCGTTTATATTTAAATATAATTGGAAAATGTAAAAACCAAAGCTAAAAAGTATATATATTTTATTTGTTAAATTTGTATCACTTAAAGAACTAAATAATTGACCAATAATATGATTAGAAAACACCGTCTTTAAATGGTTAAAATATAGCTCAAAAGTAACATTATGCCCTTGCAATTTAATTATGAAAAAGGGCAATAATAAAAATAAAATCGGAATAAGCAAAGAAACTATGGGTGTTGAGAGATTATAAACGCTTAGCGCCTGTAGTACTAGGCTATTATTATTAAATTTATTTAATAATGGAATATCAATATATTGATATTTATTTACAAATCCATTATCATATATAATATTTTCACAATTATTATAAACTACTAAATCATTGACACACGGACTATCGCTAAATTCCACTTTTTTAAGCGGCTTATAGTTTTTAATTAGGTCCTGGGTTTCTAACAAAAATTCTTTATTGTTTGTATAATATTTGCTCCACTTATTTATAACATTTTTCTCAAAAATGGTTTTTGGGTCAAATACATGGTAATATAAATTGTAATTGGCGTCATTAGCAGAATGATCTAATGAATTATTAGTAATTGCTAATTCGTTGGCTTTAACTAACTCTAAATCATTAACAATGTTATTATTGATGACAAACAATGATGAAGTGTCTAAATATTCTATAGGTAACTTAAATGCGTTAACATATTTTTCCTTGCTATTGTAATCGCCTTTTTCATAAAAACTTAATATTGCGTTAATTATTTCCATAATATTTATAATGATCAAATACTTTATAAATATTAATATAACGAAAATAATTAAAAGAATAACATTAAATTTTAATATTAGTTATACTTATTAATGATAATCTATGACATAGACTTTATTAATAATTATTATAAAACTATTATGCATGAGAAAATAGATAGTGCTATTGAGAGTTTATTAAACAATGTACTAGAAACGATTAACCTTGAGGCGCTAGTAAATAATTATGAAACCGATAATGATAATAAATTTAAAAAGAAAAACAAATTTAGAAAGTATGATAACAATAATAATAATAGCGTTAATAGCTTGAGCGTTAATAGCTTGAGCGTTAATAGCTTAAGCTTAAATAGCTTAAGCTTAAACAATAGCTTGGCAAAAGACAATTTCATTTTAAGCAGAACCATAAAAAATACTTATGTTAACACTAAAAAAAAAACAACAGAAGACAAAAGCAAACATGAAGCAATTAAAAGCAATATTAAAACAATACTAAACAAGTTATCGCCATCCAATTATAGCAAATTAGAACCTGAATTAATAAACATTTATAAAGAATGTTTGGAAAATAGCAATAGCAATAGCAATAGCAATAGCAATAACAATAATGACCCACTATTATTGGTTAATATTGATAATTACATAATAGACCATATATGCTACAACAATTTATCTTATAGCGTAATATATGTAAATATATTATTTGCATTAATTGAGCATACTTACGTTAAAACTAATAACTTGGACATTATATATATATATAATGCACTTAAAGAAAAATATTATGAAATGTTGAAAATAGATAATATTATAAAAAATAACACAGACGATGACGAGTATACTATTAATAAAATAAACGACAAATATAAGTGTTTTATAATTTTTATAATAAATTTTAATAAGAAAATTTATTATTATGAATTAGAAAACACTGAAAATAAACAATATGCGCAACAATTTTTTATTAATTGTCATGTAATTGAAGACTATGTGGCTTTACTTAATAACTTTTTTATTACTAATTTGAAAATAGAAAACAACAGTTCTTATTGCGAAATCATACTTGAGTTCCTTATAATCATTTATAATGAATTATTTAAAGAGTTGACAATTATGAAAATAATAGATAATAAGCTCAATTTATATAATGCACTTAAAACAATATTGGCCAATGAGCGTGATTGTGGGCTTGTTAATTTTACAAATAAAATTAAATTTAAATTAATGGATATTGAGGACAAGTATAAAAAATATATATTATAAAAACATGTTTAATATGTTTTATATGTAATAAAAAATATGTATATAATAAAAAATATGTTATAAAAATATATATAATAAAAATATGTTATAAAAATATGTTATAAAAATATATAAATATATATAATGATTGCGTCAAATATAAAAAAAGAGGTTCGCTATATTGTAACAAATAGCATAGATAAAACGGATTTAGATAATGAGGCTTTTGTATATAATGCAAAAATATATAATAAACATATTAAATTTGTTTTAGGTGCTCCTAAATTTGAATATTTGAGCTCTGGCGTTTTGTATTTTAACATTTATTTAGTAAATAATAGTTCAATAGTGTCTAAAATAGGTATATATGAAACACATAATACTGAATACACTTCTTTGTTGGATGATAGTGGGGATATTGATTTAAACAAACTGTCCGAACCAATTATGTTTCAATTTTCTAAATCACTTATTATGAATAATTATGAATTGATTGATGATTTTGAAACAAGGTCAAACGTAAGCGAAGCAACTGATGTAAGCGAAGCAACTGATGCAACTGATGTAAGCGAATTAACTGATGCAACAGACGCAACAGACGCAACTGATACAACAGATGACAATGATGCAAAGAACGATAGCAATATTCCAAACATGAAGTATAATTTAATGGCTTTAAATAGTCAAACTAAAGAAGAAAGCGATTATGAAATTGCCAATTATGAAGAAGACCCTAAAGATAGTTGGGTCAATAAGTTTTTAAGAAGTAACAAATACGAAATAGTTGACAATGAAGGCGGCGGGGACTGTTTTTTTGCGGTTTTACGCGATGCTTTGAAAACGGTGAAAATAGAAACGTCTGTAAAAGCTATTCGTGAAAAATTAGCAGGCGAAGTTGATGAACCCATTTTTCAAACTTATAAAGAGTTATTTGACATGTATTATAATAATATGAAAACAACACAAGAACAAGTAAAAGGGTTAAAAACTAAACACAATACTTTGAAAAAAATGATTAATGGAACAAATGATGGTCCTGATAAAATGAAATTAATTCAAGATGCCAAAGACAATTTTAATACATTTACGTCTATGACTACGAAGAACAAGGAACTAGAAAATTTAGCACAAGAGTTTCAATTTATGAAAGATGTAAATAGTGTTGAAGATCTTAAGAAAGTAATTATAGAAGTTGGTGGGCGATTTTGGGCAGATAATTGGGCACTAAGCTCACTTGAACGAATATACAATGTGAAGTTTATTATTTTATCTCAACACAATTATCTAGAAGGAGAACGCGAGAATGTTTTGCAATGCATTAGCCCGGATATTAAGTTAGAAGAACAAGGTATTTTTGAGCCATCATATTATATTATTGCTGACTATTTTCAAAATAATCACTATAAAATGATTACTTATGATAAAAATGTAAAACGCGGAGCTCTCACATTTAGCGAAATTCCATATAAAATTAAAGAATTGATTTTAGAGAAGTGTATGGAAAAAAATGCTGGATTATATGTATTAATACCGGACTTTAAAACTTTTGCAAACAAAAATGGAGTAGAAACAAAAGGAACTAGTAAAAAAGGTAGTTATGATACATTGGTAGATACTAAAATGCCTAAGTCACAAGATTATAGTAATAGTATTGTAATTCAAGTGTATAATAAATCAAAACATGCGAAAGTTGGGGAAGGATCTGGTGAAACAATTAAACCCGAATTAAAGATTTCTAAAAATGTGCTTGAATTAAATAATAAAAAGAAATACCCTGATTGGCGTAAAAAATTGGATAATGAATTTTTAGTAACCAACTTAAAAATCGATGGGTCAGATTGGACAAGCGTGAAACATTACATGTTAGGAAGTCGGTTTAATGGCTTAACTGAAATAATTAGTAAGTTTAAAAAAGAGGGATTATATGGGTCTAATGTAGAAGAAGCCCAAAAATTTTATGATAGTCAACTTGCCAAAAAATCTATTAAATCAACAATTGCAAACGATGAAGAATTTAAAAAATTGGAAACCGGACTATTAGAAAAAGCGCTATATGCAAAATTTACACAAAATGATGATTTACGAGAACTATTATTATTAACAGGGAATGCGCAAATCAATAATTTTAAACAAGGTAAAGGTGCAAGTCCATTTGTTGAATTAATGAAAGTTCGCAAATTAATAACCAAATAATCAACTATTTATTAAATTTTTTAATCATTATTTAATTTTTTAATCATTATTTAATTTCTTAATTTTTTAATTAAATAATTAAGTATAAAATTATTATAAATAATAAATATATATATATAATGGGTATAACAAGGAAAAATAAGAAATTTTTAACTAGTCTTGCTCAAAACGCACGTGCTCAAAACGCAGGATATAAAAATAAGTCAAAGAAAAAATATAAGGAGGAGATGGTAGGAGGAGTAGGAGGAGAAGGAGAAGGAGAAGAAGGAGTGACAGTAGAGAGCTTGGAAAAAAAGTTTATAAAAGCGCAGGAGCAGGCGGTGAAGGCGGATGATAAATTGAGGAAAGCCGAGGCGCGAGTAGCGGAGCAGGCGGCGGCCGTAGCTAAGGCGGAGGCAGACGGTGCGGGTGTGGCGGCATTGAATAAGGCGAAACGTAATCTGGCGGGGGATAAAGATTTACTGAAGGATGCACGGGCGGAGGCGAAGAGGGCGGCGGAGAAGGCGGAAAGGATGAAGAAGGCTCTGGATGCGGAGACGAAGAAGGTTCAAGAGGAGGCAGAGCGTCCGGAGGCAAAAGCCAAAAAGAAGTTAGAACTTGCAAAGGCGGCGGAGGCGGAGGAGAAGGAGAGGGTGAAGGCGGCTAATATAAGTAGTGAAGCGGATAAGATAATTAAGAAGGCGAAGGCGGCGGCAGAGAAGGCGGAGGCGAAGGCGGCGGCAGACAAGGTGAAGGCAGATAAGGCGGAGGCTGATAAGGCGGCGGCCAAAAAGGCGGCGGCAGAGAAGGCGGCGGCAGATAAGGCGGCGGCAGATAAGGCGGCGGATGATAAGGCAGCAGAGGTGGCGGCAAGGGCGGCGGCGTGGATGGATATAGTGAATGAAGTGAATGCTATGTCGAAACTGGAGAGTTTGTCTGAGGCTAACGCGAGATTGAAGGAGGCGAGGGCGGCGGCCTTGGTGGCGACGAGGGCGAATGAGGTGGTGGTGGCGAAGGCAGCGGCTGCGGCAATGAATGCCTGGAAGAAGAAGATAGGGGAGCACGAGGCGGCGAACAAGGTTAATGTGGTGGCGCCGATCGATGAGAAGGCAAAGGCGGTGGAGGAGGCGAAGTTAATGGCGGAGTTTGAGGCGGACCTGGCGGCAGAGGCTGAGAAGGCGAAGGAGGAGAAGGAGGCGAAGGAAGCGAAGGCGGCAGCAGAGAAGGCCGCGGCGGAGGAGGCGGCGGCTAAGGCAGAGGCGGAGGCGGCTAAGGCGAAGGCAGAGGAGGAGACAGAGGAGGAGGAGGAGGAGGAGAAGGAGGCGGCAGAGGAAGAGAAGGAGGCGGAGAAGACAAACACTTTAGCCGGTAAAATTTATCCATCTCCATCTCCAGATCCTCCTTCTAAAAAAGCACCTATTAAACCCAAACAAGTGACTAGTGAAACAACTATTGAAACCACTAAACAAG